AAAACAGGTATAATTGACAAGCTGTCACAGATTGACGGCTTCAACACTTCATCCCTCGAAGAGTTCATGCGCATGACGGGTGTCACCTTCGGCGAGATCCTTGCAACTCAGACAGTCGACAGCTTCGGCAATAACATCCCTGGCAGTTCAGTGCTCATGGATATGTTCTACTCTCGGAATCACCTTATCAATGAGCACAGCATAAACAGCCAGGCCGACTATGAATATTGGAAAAGTCAGGGCTATGACTTTCACGCATCAGGCGGCTTCGAGTATGGTAGTGGCATAGTGGCAGAGGCTGGTCCAGAGTTGCTGGAAGTTATGAATGGCGGTGTAAGAATTACTCCTCTTACCCCCAGCGCCAAGAATACCCCCGTCGGAGCAGGCAGCGGCACGACCATCAACAACTACAACAACACCGTCTACGCGACGGTGCGGGACAAATACGACGTATACGGCATGGCTGAGGACATGGCAACTCAGGAACGCCGTATCGAGCAGGGAAAAGGCAGGTGATAGCATGAGTACATTCACTTTTAAAGGCATCAGCTCCGACGATCTCGGGCTGATAATCACAACTCCGATGATCCGCCCCACATGGGCGCCCGAAACGGACTTTACTCCGATACCGGGAAGAGCAAGGCAGAACCCTCATATAAAGGAATGGTACCCGAATTCTGAGCTCACAGCATATGCAGTCATAACAGATGCAAGCGCTGCCGAGCTGCACAGCATCTACGCAGCGATCAGAGGCTACGGCGTACTTAGCATATCGACAGCACCTACCGAGATACTCTACGCATACGCTCACCTGCCCGTCCCCGAGGCTAAGGCTCTGCTCATGGCGGAGCTGCCTATCGTATTCGAGTGCGAGCCTTTCGCGTATTCGGCGACAGAAAAGACAGTGGATTTTACAACCGCTAATCCGTATATAAGAGTAGACAATGAGGGATCAGTCTTCTGCGATCCTAAAATAACATTTACTCCGAACGCAGCAAGCACGGACATCAACTGCAACGGTAAAAACATCACCGTCACAACACCGCAGGAGATCATCGGAGCAGGCTATCCGAACACGTACAGCATCACACTCGACTGTGACGGTGTGCTTGCTTACTATACACGCCCCGGCGGCGATAAAGTCGCCTGTACTCAGCTCACTCGTGGGCCGTTCCCGCGCCTGCATCCAGCTGACAACTACATAGCACACAGCGGAGTACAGGCCGCGACGATATCATACAGGGAGAGGTGGTATTGATGGCCTCTGAAGTTAAAGAAATCACATCGACTCCACCGATACAGCTCATATCAGACGGAAGCGATCTTTTAGACTGGAACATCACAGGAGCAGCCGGAGGCGTCGGAAATATAGGCCCGAACCGGCTTGATTATAATCTGCTGCCTGTAGATACAATTTCAAACGGCCACGGAGGATATATCAGCACAAGCTATCAGTTCAGCGGCGTGACGATACCACCCGGGACAGCTGCGACAGATACATATCAAAGATGGATATACGTCACGACAACGAGAGACGGTAACGGGAAGATAGAGGACTATCGACAAAAAAACTATGCTAACTGTCAGTGGTTCGGAACTCTGGAGCCCGGTACGTACAAGCTTATTATAGAATATATTAATCCGTACTACTGGCTGTACAGCACAATCGCAGCCCTCGCGAACGGTGAAAACCCGTACTATACGCTTTTTGACAGTGGCGGGAATATCCTTGTCGATGACACGGACTTCCTCGACGAAGCAGACGAGACTGTATCACCGATCACTTTCTACAGGAAAGTAAAAACATTCACGCTATCAGCATCGACGACTGTCGGCCTTCTTTCAAAGATTTACCCGAATTCACAAGACTGTGCATACCGCTTCATGATCTTCTCAGCAGATACTCCTGAAACATCCTTCACGCTTTCGGCGTATACAGCTACATTCAGCGGCGATACTTGCTGGCAGCCGTACAGTATAGTGATACCGCTGAAGATAAAATCTGTAAGCGGCGGAATCACGAGCATCACAATACCGATAAACGCTCCGCTGCAAGCAGGAAGTTCGGTCTCATTAGCCTCGACGGGCATCACGATCCCTACATACTACGGCAGGAATACAATCACCTGCGAAACAGATGTAGCTCCATCAATCTACATTAAATACAAGGAGCTTGAACCGATTCCGATGTGGGCTGAGGAAAGACCTGCACAGATCAGCATATATGATATACATGAGCCACAGAGCGGATACGATCACAACGGCATAGCAATTCTCGCACCATCAGAAGTAATTTCTGAAAAAGAAGATAAAGGAAGATGGGATCTCACTCTGGCGCATCCTTGTGATGAATGGGGAAAGTGGACTTATATCGCCTGCCAGAATGTCATCAAGGTCAACGGTCAGCTGTATCGCATCGACGAGACGGAAACAATCCTCGATGCAGACACGGAGTATATATCGGCCCATGCTAAACATATAACATACGACATGGCGGACTACTGGATAGAAGAAGCAGTCTTCTCAGCTGCAGGCGGAGAAGATTACATCACGCAGCTGAACGCTCACCGAGTGCAGGACTTCCCTAACCAACAGCCTATCGTCGGCGAGTATGTTTTTGATATTACATCAGACCTGACGGGGCAGATGGAGTGCCAGATCACAGATCAAAGCATTATTGAAAGCATCTTCGGAGCGGATAACAGCCTCACAAGCCGATACGGCGGGGAAGTATTCCGTGACAACTTCCACCTTTCAGTCAATAATGATATGGAAGGAGCACCTGAAGGCAACGCTTTCAGCATCAGATACGGCACAGATCTCACGGGAATAAGCTTCAAGATAGATATGTCTGAGTGGGTGACTAATCTGATTGCCGTAGACAATTACGGAAATATGTGTGCAATGTGGTATGATCCAGCCGGCAGCGAATGGATCATACATCATCACAAAACAAAACGTGTGCATTTTACGTACTCAGATCATGCTGTAAATATGGCTTATATGTATGATCCGGCTGAATGGATAGGACCGGGCGCCGAAATGACTGATGACCTTGCAAGGCTTATCACTGATGCACTGAGCTACTGGGAGACCGTAAAAACTCCGAAAATAACAATCGTAGTAAATACGGCACATATCAAAGGCGATCCTAAGTACAAGGACTATATCGATCTACAAAATTATGACGTCGGCTACAAGGGCACAGTATACGTCGAACATCTCGGCATAGATGTTGAAATGAAGATCGTAAGCATCCGCAGGAATGAACTGACAGGCGAAGCTGTACAGCTGGCACTCGGAAATACAAGAGCTTCACTTATCAGGCAGACAGTTATGTCGCAAACGATAGTAAGTCCGAATTCGATAGCAGGGAAAAATACTGCTAACAATCAGACCGTACAGCAAGAGCTTTTTAACACTCAGACCGCTCTCATGAGTCAGAATATAGACGGTATGGAACTATTCTCCATATCTGATCTTGAGCGGCGATCAATCAACGAACTGGAGGGATAGCAGATGGCAATTACATACACACCCTATTACAACCTTGGAAAGCAGGAAGACCATGCTGATAAGTTCAGTATGACAGTACTTACCGAGAACGCTGATAAGATAGACGCAGCTCTGCACGGCTTGGCTGAAGATGTTGCTCAGCTCCAAACTGACACACTGGCAGACCGAGCTGCTCTTGTCGAACTGTTCGACTCAGGGCCGAAGAATAAGTTATCATGGAGTGCTGTTGATAAGGTGCACAACGGCATAACATTCACAGTCAATGGCGACGGCACAGTTACAGCCGACGGAACGAATAACGGCTCCGCTAATTCTTTTATCTCGATCAAAATTATGACCGCTGCTGAAATAGGTGCAGAAGCAGGCTGCATCATTTCTGGCACGCCTGAAAATGAAGCAGGTGCTTACATATCTCTCGAAGAGCGTGGAGGATCATACAGAACATACGTTAAGGATATGGGAGCAGGAAACACTATACCTGCCATTTCCACCGAAGTAAATGTATATATAGTAATCCCTAAGAATCAAACAGTCGATAATATTATTTTTCGCCCTATGATATGTTCATCTGCGGCATGGGCTGTATCTCATGAGTTCCAGCCCTACCGTCCGAGCTATCAGGAAATGTATGATATGATACTTGCACTTCAGGGCGGCAACAGTCTCAGCTCTGTGCAGTCAACTGCACAACTCACAAGTATAAGCGCAGGTGATAACAATGCAGATAGTTAAGGAGGAAAACATAATGCAGTATATAATCATGATAACAGTAGTACTCGGTCTCGCAATAGCGGACTTCATCACAGGCATAATCAAGGCATACATCACAAGGAAGCTCAGCAGCAGCAAGATGCGGAAAGGAGGCTTGAACAAGATAGCTGAGATCATCATCATGACGGCCACCTGCGGACTGGAAATAGGTATCAAGGCCCTCGGGCACTACTACGGGGACAAGCCCGAGCAGCTGACGCAGATAGCGGGCACGCTTGCGGCAATCGCAGTATTCGCATATATAGTCATAATGGAGATGCTCTCAATGCTTGAAAATTACTGTGAGATAAATCCGAAGGCACTATGGGCGAAGAAAATTGTAAAAAGGCTAAAAAACATTGAAGGCGAGGAGGAAGAAAAATGAATTCACCGTATTGTGGAAAGTTCAAAGTCAGTCAGGGGTTCAGACCGCCATCGAACCCCTCTCACGATGGAATTGACCTTGTCGGCATCGACAGCAAAGAGATCCACAGCTGTGCTAATGCAGAGGTTATCCATGTAGGGTGGGAAAACGCAGCGAACCACAAGCAGGGCTTCGGCTACTATGTAGCTACGAAGGACGATGTTGCCGGCAAAGACGGCGTGAAAAAGATACGCTACTACGGACATCTTACAGAGAACAGTGCAAGAGTTAAGGTCGGTGACAAGGTAAAAATCACTGATGTGCTCGGAATGGAGGGATACACAGGCTATGTGCTCCCCGATGGTCCCGGCGGAGCTCATTGCCACTACGAGATCCGCTCTGCGTTCTACAAGGGCGCGAAGGTTTACGACGTATGCGCTGAGGCTGGTATTCCCAACGTCCAGGACGGCATATATGATGACGGATACCGTCCCGGACTTGTCGGGCCAGTGAAGCCAATTGACAAAAAAACCATCAAGGCGATTATCGAAATCGACGATCACAAATACAGTGGGCTCCTCGAAGAGCTCTGATAGGAGGAAACTATGTACAGCATCAGAAAATCAGACTTCATACGCTTCAGCGGCACCAACAATACAGTATCGGTCATAAGAGCAGAGATATTCTGCGATACGGCTGCCGACCTGCCTGCATATGATGCAGTAAGCGGCACAGAGCTCTACATGGGCTCTATAGCTTACGACATCGCAACAGGCGATATGTACGTCATGAACAGCTCACATGAGTGGAAGAACTCTAACGGCGAGGCAAGCAGTGCCAAGAGCATGAGCCTGAGCAGCCCATCTCTCCAGAAGGGACAGAAGATTGAAGTCGAGCAGCCCGAGGAAAAGGAGCTTGAGATCCTGGAGACCGAGGGCGAGGAGAAAGGAGTAGAGGATGACGAGCTTATTCGAGATCCTGAAGGCGAGTAAGAGCCTCCCCGCCGATGACGGGTATACCGCTCTGCTTGGCAGGGCGGCAGGTGGCGGGAAAGTGCCTACTGAGCCGAAGTCCTGGGCGGATGTTCGTAAGATAGTCAGAGCGGGGAAAGCTGCTGAGCTCCTCCCGCTCGGCACATATTACAACGTATGGGGCGATGACACTTCCAAGGCATTTGAACTCGTAGCATACGATAAGCACTTCGATCCGTCACTCACAGCACAGGGTTATACACATAGTATCACGCTCTGTGAGAGAGATCTGACAGATATAGCACAGTTTGATGCGATTGAAGCATGGCTGTACCTCGAGCAAGAACTTCCTGCTGGCACATATAGGTTTAAGCTTCCAAACTATGACGCGACATACGGTGGAAACAAGTCATACTACTTCACATTCCCCGTTGCGACACCCGCAGGTGGTCAGCTTGTATTTACATGGAACTATCAGCAGATGCCGTCGAAGATGGCAAGCTATGCATCGAACACGTCGACAACGGCCTTGAACAATGTCAATCTTGCCGAGTGGATCGAAGGAGAGAGTCCCGACGCTGTTAACCTCGGCATCTGCAAGCTCGCAGTCTCAGATCCTGACAGCAGTTATGGCAAGATAAATCATGTTCATCGTGCGCGATACGGCAGCAACAACTACTATCAGAGCGGCATACGGCAATTTCTCAACTCGGACTTCGCAGGTGGTACCTGGTGGCAGCCGACAACTATATTCGACCGACCATACGGACAGAGATCAAGTGCAGGCAAGCTTACGCAGCTGAGCTCGGACCTCAGGTCCGTGCTTGCAACTCCCGAGATAGAGTATATCACTTGCAACGACTTCGAGTTTGGAAGCATCGGAGATATCCCCTTCAAGCTTCAGACGCCGTATACGATAGCAGAGGATAAGATCTTCCTGCTGTCTCACACCGAGGTAAATCTCTCGTCAGCTCCTAACGTCGGCACCGTGCTCGATACCTACATTGGAGCAGGCAATGAGGACAGAATCAAGAAAAGAACATCTAACAACAGTGCCTACACCTGGTGGTTGCGTACCCCGTACCCCTCTAATGCCAGCACCGAGCGCAGCGTCCTCACTTCGGGCGCGTTGAACGGCAGCCTTGCGAGCCATGCCGACGGCGCCCCGGCGGCTTGCATAATCCAGTAATCCAGATAATCCGACTCCGTCAGGAGGCGGAAAACACACAACAACCACAGAAAAGGAAGTAATATATATGTCAGTACCCAAGAATAAAAGGACAGAAAACAAGTTGCAGGCTCTCAAAGAAACTCTTGACATGGTTAAATACACAATACAGATGTGCGAAAATGAAAAAATATTTCCGAAAAAGGCTCGCTGGAACCTTTGTAGTCGTATCATCGACAACTGCCTTGATATCGTCGCAAAGGTAAGGCAGGCGAACCGCATAGACGCATCGACGATACCGCTCGCGAAGATGAGATTATCCTTGCAGTATCAGGTCCTCCTTGACTTCGAGGCGCTCTGGGGCTTGATGACTATTGCATACGAAAGCTACTGCATTCCCTCACAGAAAGCCGGAATATGGAGCAGTCTGACGCTCACAGCAGAGAACCGCGTCATAGGATGGCGCAAGCATGATATGGAAAGACTCAGGCAGCTGACTGTCTGAGCTTACTATATAGGTCGGCTCTTGAATATGCCTACAACTGGTGGTTGCGTACCCCGAACCCCTCTAATGCCAACAACGAGCGCAACGTCAACACTTCGGGCGCGTTGAACAACAACAATGCGAACAATGCCTACGGCGCCCCGGCGGATTGCATAATTACGGCGAGATCGAGTAGCGAAAGTGAAAGCAGTGCCTCTATGCAAGGAAGAGTCGACCTGATCGGCAATGCCGACGAAATAGCCGCCTGATGCAGCTACCTCAAAAGAGGTAGTCCGCTATAAACAGGCGGCACTTTATTTTTTAGGAGGGAATTATGAAAGAACAGGATTATCTTGAATTCGGGCATATGTACAGAAGCCTGAAGAAATGCTGTAGAAACGTAAGATGGAAAACCTCGGTCACACAGTACGAGCTCAACGCTTTGAAGAACACCGCAAAGGTCACTGACACTATTAAGGGTGGCAAGTATAAGCTGCTGCCTTACCAGGAGTTTGAAGTCTATGAACCCAAGCAGAGGCACATCACCGCTACAAGGATCCGAGACAGGCAGGTGCAGAGAAGTTTCTGCGATGCCACAGTATATGATGCTATTACAAGATCATTCATAGCTGATAACTGCGCTTGCCAGAAAGGCAGAGGAACACACTACGCCCTTGAGCGTTTGAAGGAGCATCTGCGCAGATACTACCGCGTCAGCAAGAGCAACGAGGGCTACTACCTCAAGTGTGACGTGCATCACTTCTTTGAAAGCATAGATCACAGCATAGCGAAGCAGCAGATCGCAAAGCGCATCACAGACGAGCATCTTCAGAAGATGCTCTATGATATTATCGACAGCTTCCCCGGTGAAAAGGGAATAGGCCTCGGCAGTCAGGTGAGTCAGCTCATAGCCTTGATGTATCTCGACGAGATGGACCACATTATCAAAGAGAAACTTCGGATCAAGCACTACGTCAGATACATGGATGACTTCATACTTATAGATCAGAGCTGTGAGAAGCTCAGGGAGGTCCTGATGATTATCAGGGCGCATCTCAGCAGTCTCGGACTGAGCCTCAATAAAAAGACCATGCTTCAGAAACTGCCGCATGGCATAGTATTTCTCGGCTGGAAGTTTATGCTCACCGATACAGGCAAGGTTGTGCTCAAGCCTGATAAGCGTAAGCTGACAGCGAAGCGCAGAAAGCTCAAAGGCATTATGAGGCTTCGGGCATCGGGAAGGCTCTCAGATGCAGACGTCCGGCAGATCAAGAGCAGCATGATCTCTCATCTACAGCAGGGAAATGCTGTGAAGGCGATAGAATATATCAAGAAAGCTTGAGCTCCCTTCGGGGAGCTCTTTCTTTATTGTTGAAAACATATATATCATTATTGTGCAGAGGAGCTCGCTCATTTTGAGATGATTTCGGCCATACTCTATCAGCTCACGAAGGATCTTTCGATAGATGAGATAAAGGCAAGCGGTTTTGACACCTACTTTGTTGACCATACAACAGGCATTTATCCCATCGCAGCTTCGGGAGCTCCTCTGACTGCGGCGTATTTCCAGTCAAAGGGCGATATTCTTACGGATATAAATGAGGATATGGCTGCCGAGCAGAAAGCCCGCACCACCTATGACAATATTCTGAGACTTGCCGATGATCCCGATGTG